AATCACAGCTGCAGGTTCTGCTCAAGGTGATGCAGTTTCTTTAACTGAGACAATTAACATCGTGACAACTGCTACTGCTGGTCAGGGTGTTAAACTGAAAGCTGCAGCAACTGGGTTGAGATGCGAAATATATAACACAACAACTAATGATATCAAAGTTTATCCGAATACTTCTGATAAAATTGATGGCGGTTCATCAAATGCTGCAAAGGATCTTCCTGCAAAAACTTCGATGATATTGGTGTGTAAGGATGCTGAGAATTGGGAAGTGGTTCGACCAATTGCCCTATATGACTCTTCAGGTAATCTTCTAAACTAAAGGAAATATAATGGCTGGTCCAGTAAAGGTAAAAGTATCGGGTTCCGTTGAGCAGGGTCTGCAAGAATTAACAGACGCTGAAATCAGAGCGTACACAGGTCAAGTGATCACAGAAAAATACGCAAGTGTTGACGGAACATCGTCGCTCAGAGTAAGAACTTCTGGTAGCACTCCTTCTGGATTCACAGATATCGGCACATTCACGGACAGAAAACGCGACGATTCAGTTGGAACACACCCAACTACTGCATCATTGTCAACTGTAAACACATACACCGTTGCTATGGGAACCAGCACAAACTCTGGGACTTTTGAAAAGCCAATGCGATTAAATGCAGACGGTGAGTTGGTACAGTCAACAGACGCAGAAATTGATACTGAGATTCTCGATAAAGTTATCCTCAGTATGGTTCAGCAAGACGATGAATCTGCAGGTCTTTATTGGTTATCAGCCTCTGCACCGTCGGGCGGTACTTGGGCTGCAAGAGCAACAATATCTGATACACAAGTAGATGGAACTACTGTAACAAAAACACTTTGGCAAAAAACTGCTGCAACAACAAACACGACTCGAGCGTCAGGAACTGGACCAGTTAAAAAACTTGATGATGGTTCTTTACAAGAAATGTCAGATACTGAAATTGAGGCATTGTACGCTCCACTTGTAAACCGAATTCAATCAACTGGCATCGGCAAATATCAACTCGCTTCCACAACTCCAGGTGGTGGAACTTGGCAACAGTTGGGCGAAACTTTAACTGATCAGGCGAAAGATACTGCCACCTATGCATATGCAGGTTCATACGCTGGTACTTATGACGGAACTTATGTAGGATCATTTACTGGGTCGTATACTGGTTCTTATACTGGGTCGTATACTGGTGCTTACACTGGAAACTATACAGGATCATATAGTGGTGCTTATGCTCGTTGGTTTACAGGGTATTACTCAGGCACTTATAATGGATCGTTCCAATCATATTACGGTGGGTTCACTGGAGCCATTCGTTACACAAACTATACTGGAGCATACACTGGAGCATATCAAGGGTACTTCACAGGATCTTATTCGGGAACTTATGCAGGAACGTATGGCGGCACTTATGCAGGGACGTATGGTGGCACTTATGATGGCACTTATGACGGATCATTCACTGGTTCTTATACTGGGTCGTATACTGGTGCTTATTCAGGCGTGACGATTATCAGTTCTTCAAGCACACAAGAGTCTAAACAACTGTTTGTTCGAACTGCCTAAATAGAATACATTTTTACATTATGGAGTAATAATTATGGAAGTTATCGCATCTTCACACGACGAAGAACGCAAACCTATCTGGAAAGATCCTATTTGGAAAGATAAAGAAAACCGCAAAATGATTGCTAGGCGGTTGACTAATCTTGGCGAATATGCAGTCGTTCACATCGATGCATCAGGTGGTATCAATAAAGACTTCGATGAAATTCTAGAAATCTTCGGTGAGGAAGCATTGGATGAAGCCACTGCCAGACACAAAGAAGAAAGCATCAAAAGAGAAAAACACCACCACGAGCGCAAAGAAGCTGACATGGCTCGTCACAAGCAAGAAATTCTTTTTAATATGAAGTTGGAAGCATTTGACATCGAAGAAATAAAAAATTCTTCAAACAGGAATCTCAAGAAGCGTCTCAGAAAAGCCAAGACTCCCTTAGAGATTCAGGCATTTGCAACCCTGATTATACAGGAAGCATTGGCTAATGAAGAGTAACGGTTTTGTATACGTTGCTTCACTAAAAAAAGAATTTTATAATGCAGCACTCTATTCTGCGCAATCTCTTTTAGATTTTTACCCAGAAGCAAAAATAACTTTATTCACCCATGAACCTTGGGTGTGTGATGAAGCGCGTGAAATCTTTGACCAAATCATAACAGAAGATGTTCCTGTCCACAAAAGAGCAAAACTCTGGGCATTGTCCAAATCTCCATATGATACAACTCTTTACATTGATTGTGACACTTATGTTCTGAGTGAAGAAATATCTGAAGTTTTCGATTTACTCGGTGATAACGATATTCTATTCACTCGCAACCGACCATACAATGCCAAGATAACAAAGGTGACAGAAACAGATGAAATGATATGGCACTGTGGTTTGTTTCTCTATAATACAGAAACGACTAAAGGTTTGATGGATAGTTGGTATACGTGGTATCTCGAGCAACAAGCCCCTGACTGGGATCCTTCTCCATACCCAAAAGAAGTAAAACCTTGGGACACATTTACTATGTGGAATCTATTGAATAATGGTGATTTTGATGTTAAAGTGGGAGAGTTTCCTGCTCCTGACGCAAAGTGGAATTTCGTGAATGGCTATAAAGACGAAGAATTGATGGGACAAGATATGGTCATACAACACTATACTATTGGAAGAACGGAGATGGCTGACAGTGAAATTTATAGACCTTAATGATGAAATACTAGAGATTCTCAATGAACACAGCGACTGGTTTTTTAGTCAGGACTTAGAAGATCTGTTCACAGACGACCACGGCAACTCAAACGCCATACATGCATCTTCTAGAGAATATCTAGACGAATTACTCCAGAAGCCAATGGGTAAAGGCGAAGGCGAGCATCATGGTCCACCAGAAGTTGTTCGCAATACTCACTTTGGACCTGGAGCCAGATCTCCAGAAAAATACAAAAAAGAATCAAACAGATTCAATGACACTCTTGTTAAATTTTTGGGAGCAAGGCATAGTGCCGTTCACGTTTACTATCCAAAAGATGGTTTTATGGGTTGGCATAATAACTGGGATGTTCCTGGATATAATATCCTTCTGAATTACAGTAATGGAGATGGGTGGTTTCATTATCTCAAAGATAATAAAATAGAGAAGATGCTAGACCCTAAAGGTTGGTCTGCCAAAGTTGGTTATTATGGAGACAAATCTGACCCAGTGTGGCATTGTGCTGGTGGTGGTCCAAGAATTACAGTTGGGTTTGTCATTCCAGATAAAAATATGTGGGAAATGATGGTAGAGGATATCTCTACTTAGATCCGATGACCATGAAGCGGTCATATTTCTTTTGTCCATCCCACGAGTAATATGTCTGCTCGATTTGACCTTCGTAAAAGGTTTCTTCTAGACCAATCTGATTCCTTAAATCCTCGATCGAGTTTACGCAATTGATTCCATACATTTCTTCGATCACATTACTGTTTTGACACGCAAACACTGCCATCGGGTTTCTTGTAACCAGTTCTTCTAAGGGATACATTTGTTCGGTGTTGATAGCGATTACAATATCTGCATCAATCTTATTGAGGTCGTCAAACGCAAATGGGATATCTAGGTTGTGATGGCGAATCTTGACAAACTTCTCTTGCGCATAGTGTTTATGCATTATCTTAGATATATCTAATGCCTCTCTGTCAAGGTCAACGAGGTGTAATTCACCAACGTCAATATTCTCGCATAGTAGAGGAACGATCGGCATACCAAGCCAAGAGTTTAGAATCAGAACTTTAACCTTTTCTTGCCTTGCGCAATTTTCAAGTGTCTTGATCAACTCTTCAACGAGCCATGATGCTGCTTCCACGTGATTTTCTTCGTAGGACTGGCGTAAGTCGGAAAGTTTATGTGGTGCTTTTTGCTCGATGAAGTACAATGCTTCACCATAGAACTTGAAATTATTTAGAAAATTAGATTTTAACATCTTCACTTTTACCCATAGAGTCAAATAAACAGATATACGGCAGTTCTCGATACACGTGTTTCTCAATATCTTGAGGATAGATATAACCTTGATTGAAACTATATACCCAACCAAAAGGAAACAGTTTCATAGGAATTACGTGTTTATCGCAAAGGAAGTTATCGATACCGCGATAATGCCAAGTAATCTGCTCTTTGTATTTATTGAAGTAATCCCACAACTTCTTAGAATCGAAACTATCATTCCAGCGCAACACGCTTGAGTTTATATCGCTAAATTTATGTGGAACGTGTTTGGTTTCCTCGCGCATGGTTTCTATATCGTGCCACCAAGTCTTCACAATACCCAAACAATCCTCTGGCTCAAAATTTTCAAACGCTGTTATGTCGTGTTGAATGAGGATATCTAGATCGAAGAAGAGTTTTTCTCCTTCCTGCTCAACCAGAGGCGAGAACAAATACATCTTGTTCCACCATTTTTGTAAGTCATTATCTTCTGGTATGAGTATGGGTTCAATAAATTCCTCAAGACCAGTTGGGTCGTCTGTGATGCAATACACTTTACGTTCTGCTTCAGGGAAATCTGCTGCAATATCATAAGCGATCTTATTGACATAATCAGAGGAATACTTATCTCCCCATTTCACTGTGTAGATATTCATTTGACGAAATCCGATTCTGCCCATAGAATATTTTTGCGTAAATGTTTGGTGCTGAATCGATGTTCTCGTTTATTGTAGTATATTTCGATCCCTTTCCTATCGCAAATCCAGTCTCCTGTGAATGAAGATCTCTCATATTCTTCGCCAATTATTCTTACATTGATCGGATATAATTCCAAGATATCTTCTAACTCGTTCTCCGTCGCATAAGGTATAATTTCATCGACATACTTCACTGCCTTCAGTTGCGTGTATCTCTCAACCATATTCTGGACAGGTTTGCCTTTCTCTGATCTTTGGGTGCTCGGATCTATGTGTAATGCACATATCAAATAATCGCATTGAGTTTTTGCTTCCTCTAACATTTGAACATGACCAGCATGTAGTAAGTCGAATGCGCTTGCAGTGAGTCCTATCTTCATTTCCAATGCTCCAGTAATCTTGGGTCTGCCAATTCGTCTTGTTTTGTTTTACCTCTAGATCCATCTTCAAATGGTAAAAGGTCTACATTAAATACACAGAGAATACAATTCTCTCTATAGATTCCTACGTTTAAATCATCTTCATCCCAAGAGCGTCCACGGTTGTACGAGTATGCCATCCAACTCGGGAAATAATCCCATAACTCTTTCCATCTCCAGCTGTGGTAGTTATCAGTGCCGTCTGTGAATGTAAACCAAATCTTTTCCTGATGTTCTAATACATCATTCCATATAGGTTCACACTGGTCGTCACTCCAAACCTGACAACTTCCGTTTGTGAATGCACCGTGAGAAAGTTTGAAGCGACGAGTATCCATGGGTCTTGGATCTTGCCACCAAGAACGCATCTTGGTCGGTTGCTCCATATTGTAAGTGATGATTGGTGTTAGATCGTTTTGAATGATAACGTCTAAGTCTAGAAAGACGAAACGCCCGTGTGGTTTATCGTCTGCGAAATTATGGGTATTAAAAACGAAAGTCTTTGCACGATCCCAACAGCGAGCCATTCCATACTTGTAATCGTCCAAACCGAACCAATACTTAGGGTGAATATCAGGAATATCTGGAAAGGGGACGACCTTAACATCAGACTGAAGACCCACACTATCATCAGTGTAACAATAGAAGTGAAAGTCAAACTGATCAGGGCAGTTTCTACGAGCCATATTACATAGGCGATTGACAAAGTGTGCACCATACTTTGTGCCCCATTTAGCACAGACGAAATTTACACGCATCTTCCACAAGTCTCTTTACAAATTTTCAAATGGTCTTTCTTCAGACTATCATTATAACA